AAAACAGTTTTGTGTTTGGTAATATGTAATGCCATTAGGGTAATTTTATTCCGGTATTTTTTATAAATCTTTCTATTTTGGCTTTTTTGTTTTTTCCTGTAATATGTACGATTGGAAGATTTTCTTTGGTACAAGGCTTTCTTTTGTGGAATTCGATTTCTGAGGCATTGAAGCCCGGGTAGTCTATAATTTTAACTTGTTCAGAAAAAAGAGTTTGTGTAAGATAAATCAATCTTGGCTGTTCATTTCCTACACAAGGTCCCCATTCGGATTGCCAATTTTCGCTATACTCTTTGTTAGATAAATCTGTTACCTTAGAAAACAGTGTTCTCATAGCTTTGGTATTTCTAATAAACATCACACCAGCATTGAATAGTGTAGTACCGCTTTTTTTAGCTCTACCTCTGGTGACAATCAGTTCTTCTTTGTGACTTTTGAAAATTTCTCTAAAATCCCAATTATTGTTAATAAAAAATGCATCGTCGTCTATACATAAAATATCTGTATAGCCCTGTGACAGCGCTTGAGAAACGCATAATGGTTTTATAAAAAAAGGATTTGACACATCTGTTTTGATAACAAATTTATAATCTACTCCGAACTTGTCTGCATAGTTTTTATGATTGATGTGAGCATCAAACCTATTTGAATCAGCGCAGGAAAGTATTAAAAATTTATTCATTTTCTATCAGGGAACATTAAAATAGATTTGATCTTTATAAAAATTACTAAACGACAGTTTTGTAATTTTTGAAAATTCTTCAATTGCTTTTTTTACTCCTGGTTTATTGTTGCTGTAATCATCAGCAAATAATAAACCTCCTGATTTGATCCGTTTAAAACTTTCGTGTAAATCATTTAGTGCATCGTCATAAGCATGATTAGCATCAACATAGATCCAATCTATTTTTTCATGAAAGACTTTAAACCATTCTCGAGTTGTCATTCTATGTATTTTTACAGGTTTACTTGTAAATCTAGCCTGCACATCACTGTAAATCTCGTCGTAAAATTCTTTAAAATTATCAGGATTGTCGCTGCCTACTATAGCTTTGTATCTTTGTAAATATCCTTCGTAATCTCCGTGTTCGTCTGAATCCTTATAGGCAATGGGACTCCAACTGTCGACCAGATGTAAAAAACTGGCTTTGGCAAGAAATTTTATTGAGGAGTCGCCTTTCCAGACGCCTAGTTCTGCTCCAACACTATTTTGAGGAATAAGTTTTACAGTTTCTTTAACTGTTTTATTATGTCCTTTCATCATAGTCTTATTCCTTTCTATAAAATTTAGATGACGTTTTGTTTTCTTTTTCACTAGCATATCTTGCTATTGAAGGTTTTATAAAATATAAATCAAAGTCGTCATCAGCGTTAAACAATAAATCATTTTGTGTCCAACCATAATTTTTGCAGTTTTCGACTAGATATTTACAGGCTTGATTGTTTAGGATATAACCGGTTGCGCCTATAAAATATCGTTTTCCTGTCTTATTTACTTTGTGATAGACTTCGTGTATTCCATTGGGATATTCTGTGTATTTTTTATAATGTTTTTTATTTCCTTTGGTATTTAAACAAGCTGATTCTGTAGTAAGTTGTATTCCGAAACAATCATTTTTTGTTCTAGCAAACTTGTTTATAAAATTCAAAGGAAATTCTATTAATGCCTCTACATCATTTTCTACAATCACAACGTAGTCTAGATTTTTTGCGCAAAAATCCCAAAGTGAAAAGTGGGAATAAAAACAGGATTTTTTTGAGATATACTTTTTATTCTTTACCTGTTGTTCGTGTCTATTAGTGTCCGACAACGGATATTTTTTTTCAAACTCTGCTAGACTATTAGGATCGCATCCGTTGTAGGCTTCTATCTGCCAAGCACTATTGTATGTCTGAATAGAATCCATCATATTTTTTTTTGATTTAGGATAATATTCGTTGTATATCATAAATGTTTTAAAGCGCATTTTTTACCAAATATTTTTTTAAGTAAATATACTTATGTTTATATCTCATGATTACAAATTTATTTTTATAAAAACTAGAAAAACCGCAGGATCAAGTATCGAACAATTTTTCCTTGATAAGCTAAAAGGAACAGATTTTATCTTCTCGGGAATGGGTGCTGAAAATCTATTACCTATTAATTTTTCATTGAAAAACTGTGAACACAATGGCTCAAAGTTTATAAAACATCATTATCCAAAAGAATGGAATAATTATTTTAAATTTACAATAGAAAGAAATCCCTGGGATAAGATGGTTAGCAGATACTATTGGTTAAGTTATTATAAACCAAAAAAGAATGTTTATGATTTTGACAGTTACATTGAAAATTCAAAAAAAGATGTGCGCAGAGCCACCGACTATCCTCTTTATACTTTAGATGACAAAATTGCTGTTGATTACATAATGCTCTATGAGAATTTGAATAAAGAAATGAATTATGTTTGTCAACAGATAGGATTAAAATATAATGACGAACTAGAAACTATTAGACTTAAGAGTAAGCATAGAACAAAAAACAAAAAATATCAAGAGTACTATAACGACGAAACTAGAGATAAGATAGCTAGAATTTTCTCAAAAGAAATTAACTATTTTAAATACCGATTTTAAAGAGTTGCATCTTCCATCCCTGCAACTCGAAGTTTCACAACATTAGTAATCTGCCACTGCTTTTGATCTAGTGCCTTCAAAACACCCAACCACTTGTTTCTTATCAGCGCAAAGTCGTTGATAATTTTTTCATAGTCGACAACATCTGCTTCACCGTCTACATACTTTTCGACATCACGGCTGCTCAGTGCTCTCTGATAGTTTTCTAGATACTGACGGAAAAAAGAACTGCGCAATCTACGCAGTTCAATGTTAAGGTACTCCAGTATCGCTTCAATTTCCTGTAACTGATTGAAACGATGTTCCACAGTGCCAGGCATTGAAGCACTGGCTCGTTCGATGTTACCAGTAAACTTGACTTCTTCTCGAGCAGCAACTAGTTCTTCTTCAAAGAATCTAATTGCGTCAGGAATTTTGGAAATGTTTCTCGATACTTCCGAGTACCAACCCATTAGTAGTCCTCTTCGTCCGGTTCTTCATCCAATTCAAGATAATAAGAAATAGCATCGTCCAACACTGTGTCTGATCCTGCTGCGGCTTTGAATTCTTCATCTTCCACACCATAGTCAGCCAGCAGATCTACGTAACGCTCTGCTGCTATTTCCAACTGCTTCTTGTCAATATACTCTTTGAACATCATCCAAATGTCTGCGATGTGAGTCTCATCCATTAGGTTCCCGTCTCCTCTTGTGCTTCCTCACTATTTAGTTGCTCTGCCACAGGAAGGTCTTCTTCGTCTGCGTCTTTCTCTTCAGGCAGTTGATAGAAATCTTCCATTACCATGTCCAGCATCTCGCCAGTCCAGCGCTTGCGATACTCAAGATGTTCTTCACCGTTAGAATCGATATACTTGAGACGGTTGCCCTGCTGGACAATAAGACCTTTCTTCTCCATCAGTTCCAGCAGACCCGAATATGGATTCATACCAGTCTCATAGGGAATCTTAACCTGCACTGCTTCAAACGGCTTGGAATAGCGTGTCTTCATGATCTTACAGGCTGCACGTATGCCTTTTACGTCGGAAATCTTGTTGCCGTCTTCGTCTTCCTTCAATTTTAATTTCTTCATTGCTACCACAATTGATGAAGCATACACAAAGCCCTGTCCGCCTGAAATCTTATCATCCGGGTCGAACATATCCTGCGAAGCATATGTGTGGTTAGTAGCAACCATGCCCACATTGTGTGCGCCGAACATGTTTACACAGTTTCGCACAAGTGCTGTCAGTGCTTTGGGTTTGCGACCCATGTCTCCTTTCAAGTCACCTTTGCCAAACTGATCCACATCAGTTGGAGTGAGCAGCATGCCTAGTGAGTCGATTACAAACAGCACACGAGGACGTTCGTCTTCATTGAGACTCTTGTAGTCATCCATAAATGTATGCACAGTCTTTGCTACATCGTCAATCATTGACATGTTCAGTTTTAGCAGTTTGTCTTCTGAAGTATCTACGTCAAGAGCCTGTAGCCACTGTTCGTCAAGAGCGTTTTCTGAATCGATTAGTACTACATAGATGCCCTGCTTCTGCGCTTCTTTTATAATATTGCCAGAGCAGATGTAGGATTTGCCTGAGCCGGATTCACCTGCGAACACTGATACCTTGCCTAGTGGAATGCCTTTGTGAAAGTCACCTGAGATAAGATAATTAAGAGCGTAGTTGCCTGTGCCTACCCAGTCTGTGGGATCGTTGAATCCTGCGCTCATGCCTGAGATTGATTTTGTTAATTGGTTGCGGAATTTTGTAGGGTCAAATGCCTTGGTCATTAGGAGTCTCCTTAGTTTGCCTTTGAATGAGGGGAGCGATCTACTCCCCTCTTATAGATTTATTCCTGATTCTGACGAGCGCGAATCATTGCGAGAATGTCTTGTGCATTTCCGCCTTCGCTTGCAGTTTCAGTTTCTTCTGTCTTTGGTTCAGGTGCTGCTTCTACTGCAGGAGCAGCAGTTTCAGTCTCTGCCTTGGCAACGTCTGCCTCAAAACTCTCCTTTGCCTGCGGATCACTCTGCGAAGTTGCTGTAGCACCCTTGCTTGCAGTCTGAGTAGGATCACCTGTGCGAGCCTGAACACCTGCTGGACGGAAATACTGACTCCAACGATCTGCATCATATGCCTCACCATCAACAGAAGCCTCAAACATTTCTGTCATTACCTTCTGCTCTACCTCACCAGGACGCTTGGGCAAGAAGCCAGACAGATCAAACAAGCCATGTTCGTTAATTGCTGCCATTTCCTCGTCACTCAACGCACGCTCACGACGTGCCCAGGTTGATGTAGAATAGTCTGCGTAACCACCCTTAGTAGTCTTGTTCAGACGAAAGTCAAGACCTGCTGTGTAGTCAGTTGGCAGTTCTTCCATGTCTGGATCAAGCAGTGATCCTTTGATAATCTGAAAGATCTGTGGTCCGATGATAAAACGACGGATCGGATTCTCCGGAGTAGAATCCTCGTTGAGTGGATCCTGTCGAACAAAGCCCTGGAAGATATAAGAACGCTTCTTCCAATACTTGCGACCCATGTCCTCGAGTGCTGGGTCCTTAAACCAGCCGCGTACTTCCTGCAGGATAGGACAAGATTCACCGTACATTTCCATACAAGGAACCTGTACCTGTACTGGGCGAGAATCTGTTTCGCCCTTGATGCCTGCGAAAGGCAGTTTGATCATTAGTCGCTCTGCCCAAAAGAAATCATTGGCTTCGTTGCCGTCTGGAAGGAAACGCAGCATTGCTGAGTCGTCTTCCTTCATATTCCAAAATGGATAGATTGCGTTGTCGCCCGGACCGGACTGTTTACCTGATGAACGATTTTCCTGCTCTTTTAGACGAGCGCGGATATCTGCGAGAGATGCCATAGTATTGCCTCCTAATTGTATGCCTATGTGCTTAGTGCCTAATTATGTAGCACATTTTTTATTATACATGATGTGCTAAACATGTCAACTATTTATTTCAATAATTTCAAAGACCTGCCAAATTTTTCAATCTTTCAAAGTCTTCGTCTGTGTCTGGTTCTTCGTCGTCGTTGTCGCAACCGCAGCCTTCTTCCATGCTTGTGTTGTATTGCTCAAATGTTTGATTTACTCGTTCTATAAACTGTTTAGCAGGTTCTATAAAAGATTCACCATAGTCTTTTTCTACACCTGTGAGAACAGCAGTTTCGCCTCTGGGCCAAGATCCTGTCTCTCTGTCATAGTGAGAAAGAATGAATTCGGTTATCGGAAGTTGTTCTTCTTCGGACTTTTCGGCTTCTTCTTTTTTGTATTTGTCTTTTATTTTGCCTAGTTCTTCTTCGGATGCACCGTCTCTACCTGCAGCAGCAAGTGCAGCCATGCCATCTTTGCCATATTTCTTTTTGCCAGTGTAATACTGTAAGCCAGATTCTTCAAATTCTGAATCAACAGTGTCTGCGGTAATTTCGTCTGACTGTTTTGCCTCGCCTACCAGTCTATAGATGTAAGGGAAGATGTCTTTTAGATCTTCGTTGAACTGGCGTATTGTAAGTTCGTCAATCCAGTTTGTTTTTACATCGTCTGGCACTTCTTCTAGAACCACAGTTTCATAGTTTTCTATGATGTTTGCGTAACCGTTTGATTTCTGTATACTTTCTAGTTCACGCTTTACGTCTTTGGCTCTGCTTTCGATAACATCCATATACTGTGATAGACCTTCTGCCATAACAGCAGATCTGTTGACGTATGTTTTGAATTTCTTGAGATTGTTCAGTTCTTCAGACAGGCCAATCACATGCTTGCCAAAATCATCAAACGGTGTGCCACCTTCTGCGACGTGTCTTGCCATTGCTCTAGCACCAGCAAGATGTCTATAAGGATAACGGAATCTCTCGCCCTCCGGAGACTCTATGAAAATTTTATCTATGTTTCTAGTTCTTGCTGCTGCTTGTTCTTGATTGATACTGCTTCTGTGTCTAATGTTTAAACGAGCAGCGCCAATGTTCTGATAACTTACTCGGCCTGTGCCCCAGAGTCGTGATTCACTCATTGTTTTATTCCTGTTCTGAGAAAGAAACTTATAGTCTCTCCTATCTAGATTTGATTTTGTAATATCTCTTACGTCAAACTTTAATAAACGTTTTTTAGCAAATGCTCTAATTTCACGTAAAAATTCATACCAATTTTGTTTTGTTACTTCGTCTTGATCTTCCATAAAAGACTGAGCATACATTATGTCGAGACTTTCTTCTGACACAGATATGCTTACCTTGCCGAGATTGTCACTGCCTTTCTTGTAATCAAAATCATAAAATCTTGCTAGTTTTGGATCGTTAGTAAGTTTGCCGTTTTCGTCGCCAATAGTGACAGAAGGAAAACGACCTCTTATTTTGTTGAATAGATCTTCTGATATTGTGTCAAGACTTTTCATAACTATATTTATCAAAGGGTAGATATGAATATTGGCATCGGTTGTTCGTAGTCTTCATCGGGATGGTCAACGGAAGTAAATGTATTATATACTCTGGGATCCCAGTCTTTCAGCACATCAATCATTCTAATTGTTAACAGCATTGCAGATATAAGATCATCCGAGTGACCTGTTTTTGCCTGATAACTTGACCCTGTTGCTACAAAGTTTTTTAGTTCTGATATAAACGGCTTTGAAGAAATCTCAAGTTTTGAATTTTCAATCATGGTTTTCATTCTAGAGCAGGCACTTACTTTTGTACCGTGCGTGGTGTTGAAACCTTTTCTAAACTTGCGAACATGTCCTTTACGCATAGGCTCTGATATAAACAATCCAGGTATATTTTCTTCACCAAAGTCGTTTATAACAATAAGCGCAGCCTCGCCTATGCCATTGTTTTCCACGCTCCAATAGGTGCCTAGAGGATTTTTTGTTTCTTCTGCGATGTACTTGCAGATATCACTCATGATTCTTATCTGTGCAGGAATAGCCGTGTTATTGTGCTGCCACTCTGCCACTTGCTTGTAAGTAGGCAGTTCAATTACCTGTATTGCAGCATAGTCGCCGCCGGTCCCCATCGAAGGATCAAGAGCAACACAATAAGTGTATTGTGATGACGGTTTTTTATACCAACGAGTCTGCCCCATTTTTAGAGAGGGATCCTCGCCCTCCATTGTGGTTAGATGAATAGAACTGATTAAGGTTTCGTCGAATACCAAGAATTCACAACCGTACTCGCGACGGAATCTTTCTTCACCTATTCTGCCTATTTCTGCCTGTTTCCACTCTTCGTCTCTATCAGGATGTTCTTCCCATGATGCTCTGAATGCGTGAAAACCGTTTATACCTACATCAGTTTCATTGCCGTTCTCATCAAAACACTGTTCTGCCTGTTTCCATATGGTAGCAAATGTATCTTCGTCTGAGTTAGGAGTAGAAGTGATAATTGCTCTACCACCAGTTGCTAGTGTGGGAGATATCGAAGTCCAAAAGTCCTGAGCAATAGTAGGTTGAACAAACGCAAATTCGTCGCAGTATAGCAGAGAGATAGATAAACCACGACCAGTGTTGTCGGTGGTAGTTTGTGCTATTATTCGAGAGCCGTTTTCAAATTCTATACTCTGTTTGTTGTATGATGTCACGCCTGCTCTGATATGGTCCGGGCATAGTTCGTACACATAGCGTATTCTCTGCATTATTTCCTGAGCGCCAGTGTATTTGTGCGCAGCAATTAGAATGGTTTGATCAGCGTTGAACATCGCATACCAGCAGAGGTATATCGCAGCACAGGTAGTTTTGCCAGTCTGACGAGGCAGCATGTTTATATTGAATCGATGGTCGTGATAGGAAGCCATAAGCCTTTCCTGATAATCGAAAGGATCAAATAGAAGTTTTCCTTTTACGGGATGCTGAATATATGCGAACTTTTTAGCAAAGTAGAGATAGCCTTCGTCGCCTGCCATACATGCTGCAAGTTCGTTTATCTGCTCCTCTGTATAAGAGTCTGCAGAGTGTGCTTTTTTTGTAAGTACTCCGTCGAGTGATTTTGCTGCCATACTTTTACTTAGTCAAAAAAATAGCACCGTAGTGCTATTTTTGTTTGATTTAACTTGTAGCAGGAGCACCTGTTAGATACACCTTTGTATCCTTGCCATATTTAGATTTTATGGTGTTTGCTGCTTTTTGTGCTGCTCTCTGTGATCTAAATACTTTCCACGGCTTTCCGGCTATTGACACAGCATAGTTGTTAGGTTCTTCGTCACCTAGTTCAACCTCCATTTCTCTACGCTTGAAGTCTCTTTTATCAGCAGCACCTAAGTCTCCGCCTGGCCCATAACCTGTGCGACCTATATCAAAACTGCTTCGTCTTCTTCCTCTGTAAGGTGCCTCTGACAGAACGCCTAGGTTTTCTCTAAGTTGAGCAAGCACTGTGTCGTGTACTTTTGTGTTAGAGTTTTCTCTTTGTAGTTGAATTCGTTCTTCGCCTAGTCGTTTGATAATTGTTCTTGCTTCAGAGTCATAAAACTCAACCATCTGTTTAGGAGATTTGTCAAGGAAAGGCTTTACATAACGTTCAAACACCGGAGCAGATTCCATTGCCATGTCTTTGCCTTTGTGCTTGACAGATTTGCCTTTCTTCTGTTCTTTTTTACGATCAGTTTGAACCTGTGCCTTGTTAAACTTGCCTGCGTTTTTTGCTACAGGATTGTTTTTTGGAGCAGATTCTTCAAAAGGCAGTCTCTGTTGTCCTGCTGACGGGTCTAGATTTCCTTGTTCAGCATCGTCTTTGATTTCAGTCTTAGCATAACTGACAGCGTCTTCTATATCAGGATGATAATAGGAGTGCAACATCTCACCTGATTGCTGGCTGTAGATGTAGGATGCGAAAGGACCATACATTTCATCTGCTTTGGGATTTTCTGTAATGATCACCGGAACTGAAGCAAATTCTTTTCCAGGTTTATAACTAAACGCCTTTACTACTTTTTCTGATTTTGATATAGGCTTGAACGCAGACACAATCTGCTTCATCTTGGCTTTTGTGTCAGAAGCGCCTTCAGTTACTTCGTCTTTTTTTTTGGCTGTTTCTTCTACGCTTTCTTTTGACTTTTTGCGTGGCCGGCAATCGTCTACTC